TCTAGTGCTTTCTTGGCTAAGTCAGCAAACTCATCCAGTAGGTGGGAAGGCATTTCTGCCCCCCCGTTTACTGCTTTTGATAAGAACGAAAGCAATGTTGCTTGATGAACATTCATCAGCTAGTCAACATATCAGTAGTGTCCAAATCCTGATTAAAAGCATCATCTAAATCGTCGACGATAGTAGTATCGCCATCTACAACAATGCCTTTATTGACTAAAGCTTTGTCATGTGTGGACATGACATACTTATTTTCCTTATCAACTAAGTCAGAGAAATAATGAAGAAGTTCTTGGTCATCCTCATTAAACTCTGTAGCCTCTTTATCTACAGTGAAATTAGCTACATAGTACACATTACTCCCCTTCTTCTTCTTGTCGAGTGTGGAAGTCAACTTATAGAAGATAAAGGGCTTCTTCTGTGCGGATAGCCCATCCAATGTATCAGATAGAGGCATGAAGTTTGCTCCTCTTGCTCTCCAGAGCACAGGGACAACACAATCAGGCACCGAGTTACCATCGGCATCCACCGTATCTGCTAAGAATGCTTTACCATAAATCATTCTATAACATGATGTCTGCTTTTGACGTATAGCCGCGTCACCAGTCAAGGCATCCCTCTTAGCAAGAGGAACAGAACCACAACGCATAGTACCGAGACAGTCTGGTATCTCCGTATTAGGAAACAGATTTTTAGCCATAGTTGACTTATTTACTGTTTCTCCTGCATCAGGGTCATATTGTTGGTATTGGAATCTCTGCAAGAATATCTGCAACTTTAGATTTTTAGAATACATAGGTACTCCATCTACAGTTGTAGTCCAAGAACCTGCAGGGATACTTCTACCCTCATCGTCTTCATGGTCTCTATTAATTTTTAAAAACGAATGAGCCGTAGCAGGGGCGTCAAAACTAGCTTGCCCAATTACATCTGCTATGTCATTGAATTTAATGTCTTTTTTTATTGTAGGTAGATTATTCATACGAGTTTTACTCCTTCTCGTTATTTAGATTTCTATGTTTTACACTATAATACTAGTTATGTCAACCGAGATATATGCTTTTCTTTCATATTAAGCCAGTCATCTCCTATTTCGATATCTACTTCCAAGGGAATCGTCCATTTTACATTATACATATGCTCAAATAAATCAGTAACACCAGTCATTGATTTGTATGCAACATCTGCAACAATGTCCTCTTCACCAGGGAATACATCGACTACAACGGAGTCATGGACCGTATTAATAACAAGAGAGCGTAACTTTTTACGGTTAATCTCGCTTTGTAATTTAATAAGTGCCAACGGCATAATACAGCCACCTGCAAGACCTTGTACCGGATAGTTTTTAATCGCGGGTGCGTTCGACGCAACTCCACTACCAAGGCGTCTAGTATCAGGAAAAGCAAATTGCTGACCAGTATACAGAGCAACAATACCTGTCGATATAGCTTCAGTTTGTATATTTTCATGCCATTCTCCTAGTTTTGGGTACTTATTTACGAAAGCTTTATAATACGCCGTCTCATTTGGCGCACCAGTAGTACCTCCGTATAGTGGTTTGAACGTATGCGCTTTAGCTGAGGTACGTTCGTCTTTAGTGACATCCTCTTCTCTCTTGTTATAGATGATTGATGCCGTGTATCTATGGACATCACTTCCATCAAGGATATCTTTACGCATGTTAGCGTCACCACATAACTGAGCGGCAACTCTAAACTCCAATTGACTATAGTCCGCCTGTAGTATCTTTCCCCCTTCAAATCTAGAGACAACTACGGCACGAACCGGAAATGTGTTCCCTCTAGGTTGATTCTGGAAATTAGGGTCAGAAGACGATAGTCTAGTTGTACGAGTAACACATTGATTATACTTAGGGTGCAGTACACCATTAAGTCTTGTGTTCCTCTCAATCCCACCAACAAAGCTGTTTAAATACACATCCACAGCGTTAAGTCTGGTGACACATCCTAAAAATATTTCTGCATTCTTGTTTTGCTTATGCCTAGACACAGTAAGTAATCTTAATATGGTAGACTTGTCTGTAGCAAATCCATTAGCTGAAACATCAAATATATCTCTGGGGTTCATGGTCAAGCCCCCAATCTTAGGGAGGGCATCGAGTGTATACCCCCTTCCCATGCATACAGAGCATTTTGTGAGTTTTTTGTATGGTTTACCGTCCTTCTTCATCTTCTGGTAATTGCCTATCCCTTTACAACTCTTGCAATGATTTGCAGTGGTCTTGTGAACTCTTGTGGTTAACGTCTTGACATTATTAACAAATACGGCAGTGCTCATTTTTGGTCTGTACAAAGGTTTACCCTTGTCATTCAAACCAATATTGAATACCTCTGCCCATTTACGTTTATCAGTCACCTTACGTGAGTATATCATTTGACTGAGTTGCTCAGGAGAAGCAAAATTAACTCTGGTATCGCCCATAACTTCGTACATAATCTCTTCCATCTTGCTCTCAAGTTGTTTCTTCTCAATTTGATAATCACGCTTAACTCGTAGCAATTCATCTGAATTTATCTTTATGCCATTTCTTTCAATGATTGCTAATATGTATAGAAAACTATTCATTAATTTCAGTTGCTTAGCCATGTTGGAATTCGCAGACTGCTTAAATAGTTCAAGTTGGGAATCATACAGTTCTCTCGTAGAGAGAATGTCTGCACATCCGTACTCTTCAACTACTTCTGGGGGCATCTTGTTAAACCCCATACCTTTAGCCAAGTAGTCGTCAATCAAATCAGTCTTCTTCAGAGCTACCTTCCGCCTTTTGCAGGACTCCTCAAGGCTAACGCCCCATTTCTGCCCTCGTAAAAGAAGATACTCACCAATCATGGTGTCATATACTCTATTAGAGTACTTAAAGCCACTTTCCCATAACCACACCAAGTCGAACTTAATATTATGACCAATCAATAGTTTTGTCTCATCCAGTACTGATTGAACTTGTGAGTGTGACATTTTTGCATCAGGCACCTTCTCATCATGATTAAACCAAACAAACTTGGGCGTATTATCAGAGCACGTATTGTACTGTACCGATACAAGATAATTATCATGATGAAAAGGTGTAGGGTCGCTTCGTCTAGAAGCATCCCTTTGAAAAGTAGTCTCTACATCTAATGTTGTAATCATGCTGTGAACCTACTTTTTGCTATATCTAGATTGCATACTATATTTCCATGAAAACCGGTCAACTTATTTTTAGATATTGTGAGATACCTTCTTTCGTCGTTGTTGTCAGTTATATCGGATTTCCCTATACCAATAATCAAATCAGCCTCAGCAGCTTTTCCTGTCTTACTGTTCTCCATCATAGCATAAGTGACGTTAGTCTTGCTTTCGGCATCAGCAGATGCTTGGCTTACACCTATACCAAAGAGATTGTGGCGCTTACAGACTTCTCTGAACTTGGTGTATATAGCACGTAACTTCTCATCAGTACGAGCAAACGCTCCCTGGACATTAATTTTATCTAATTGGTCTATAATTAATATATCAGGTTTCTTGTTTTCACAGTACACATTAAGCCACTCAATAGATGCATCGACATTATCAACCATAGTTAGATTGGGGGCAATCTCAGAAAACATTTTCTTAGCGTCACCCTTCTTCATAAATAACTCTTCCTGAGTATACCCAGTGTACGAGCAAGCCGCCCTAAGCATAGTTCTCCTAGCAGGCTCCTCATTGGTAATAATGTGAACATCTGCACCTTGACAACAGAAACCATTTGGAGAGGCCGCTAATGAAACATAAAAAGCAGTCTTACCAATTTCCGGCCTAGCAAACGCAATCATAAATTCGCCGCCTTTGCCTCCACGCACTAATTTGGACAGGCTAGGAATATTAAACTCCCAACAATCCTCTGTCTGTACGTAGTCAAGTAGTGTGTCCAAATCTGTAGGAACTGGCTCTGTGGTATCCTCTGGCACAAACCCTTCCTCAGACTTCTCAACTATTTTCTTTATCTCTTGTAGTTTCTCTGTAGAACCCTCCATAATGGCTAAGGATAAATCAGCTATACGTCTGCCAACTTCCTGTTGCCATATGCTACGTACAACATCATTAGCCACATCCTCGCCTATGTGAGGAAGTGAATCTATGTCATCTAATATGTCGGACACTATTTCTTTTCGTGCCCTCGTAGACGTAGGATTGTGAACACTGTATAGTTCTCGTATCTCCAATACGGACAAGTCTCTGTCGTACTTGTTGTGACCTTTAATAATCGTGTCAAACAAGTCCGCCAACTCCTGTGGAAACATGGAACGAACTACTTTTGATTTATTGTTGTCGTAAAAGTCTTTACGTAGCAACAATTTAATTAATTGCTGTTCAATACTAATTGTCTTATCTCCTCTGCTTTGTAATACTTTAAATCATCTTCTATTCTTAATATACTACACTTTACAATGTACGCCAAATACTTTTGCAAGTCAAGCGACTTACGTGTAGCATCTGGGTCTAAACAAATTTTAACCTCCTTAAATTTTTTTAATACTGATAAATCAGCGTCTTTCATGTGGGTGCCCATTAGGGCAACACCTGTTGCTACATGTGAAACTGCACACGCACTAGCAACATCTTCTACCAATATGGCAACATTATTATCGCCACATGTGAATAATTTATTTGACTTTCCATAGCGATACCATTTTGGTATAACAGTCTTACTTAAACTTCTACCTATGGCATCATGAGTAACGCCTTCGTACTCTACCATGAATACGACTCTATCTTGTTGTGGGTCATACATAACCTTAGCCAGCTTTTTATTAACTGCATGCATACAATGATTTTTTCTCAGGTAATTCATTACACGGGGGTTTTCAGAAAAAATTGTGAACTGGCCGGGAACTTGAAAACCGGGATAGTAGTTAGTATGATGATAGTTTTTTTGCAAAAAACTTTTTATTTCAGATTTTGAGCGAGAATATTCC